ACGTGCATCAGCATTGGGGAAATTTACTGTAGTTGTATGCGAGACAGTTCCGTTCCAGCCCGGTGTTCTTGTATCTGAAACTAATCCGTCAACTGTGAAGCTTCCAGCCCCCGGAAAACTTGTAGGGAAATTATTTGCAAAAGTAAGTATATCAGTAGCAACTGCCGAAAAGTCTAAAAATCCTTCGTCATCATCAGTTGTACCGTCAGTTACATCTATCGAAGCATCTGCGCCAATAATTTCAACTGCTGATGGAGCGTTTAAACTAAGTGTAGGTGACCAACCAAATGAAGGGTCTGATTCAGCAAAACCATTTTGATGTTCTTTAATAAGTTCTAAGTCGTTATATAATGCTGTCATATCAGCCGAAGAGATAATATCTCCTTCGCTTCTAGCAGAACTAGATACAGCACGACCATAGCCGATCTTTTGATCAGCGCCGTCGTCGCTCAAAACTTTTATAATCTTATTTCTAATTCCGTTATAATCATCTGCATCAATGATACTATCAGCTGCTATTGCCATTGGTCGTCCTCATAAATTCGGTTATCACCTTACTATGAGTATTTATCAAAAACTAGTCTGTCAAATTTATAACTTTAAAATACACTCAACTAGCTTTTCAGCTATATCTAAACTGGTTTCTAATGCAACACCAACTCTAGGATTTCCATTATACTTAGTACTAGCAGTACCATCAGCATCTACATAGACAATTTGACCTTTTCGAACTTCGCCAATACATCTTACCGGAACACGTCCTTCTAACGCAATTGCTTGTCCGCTTGATTCGCTATTCATTAAATAAGCAGGATTTTCTGATATAACGCCTACTGGAAAACTATCTAGTAAACACGGAGCAATTTCATGTGCGACATCTTCGCATACGTGCATAACTGTTCCTACTGGATGTGTTTCTCCAGTAGTATATTTCTCTGCCAAGTCAGCAAATCTAGCACTTGTTGCTACACCTTCAAATACATCTGCAAGTATTTTATTGTCGGCTGTTCTAATTGCAATTGTGCCACCTGTAGATGATTCAGAAGCATATGTATAAGCACTACCTGTATTCCCGTTACGTAATTGATTTGCATTATCTGCAATGCCCTTAAACGAAACTGCATGTACTTCATCAAATTTTAAGTTAGTTTCACCTATATTAAATGTTTCAGTAACAGCAGGTGTTAATCCAGCACTTGTTATTGTTAAAGAATGTACATTGTTGCTTGATGCATTTTGTGTTATAAATTTAATTTCGTTAGAAGCGCCACTAGTGTTTTTAAGTACGCCTGTATCATTTGCGGCGCCAGCTTCAGTAGTTAAACTAAACACTCCGTCTATAATCATTCCTTGTGATGCTTCAATAAGTTGATCAAATGTTGGATCTCCAGATTGTACAAAACTTGATGCTGATAAACCTTGTAATCTATCAGTATCAGTTGCTGTACCGTGGAATCTATATGCCGAAGTAGTTTCGCCTGTAGCACCATCTGAATCACGTAATGTAATACCTTGTCTTACTATAGTAAATCCATCAATGGTATTTCCAGCAACGTTTTTAATTGTAAATGTATCAGGGGAGAATACAGAAATTGGAACATTATTTACAGTCGAAATAATTACTGCTTTGGCTATATCTGAAGTATCTAAAACAGTTTTACTAACCATTTGAGTAGTATTTTCGCCTGCTCCTTGTGGACCAATTAAAATAAATTCTGTACTGTTGTAAACATATAACTGATCGTTAGCAGTATCCCACCAAAAATCACCTTGTGCAAGTCCTGTCGGTTGTGTAGAACTTGTCTGAGAACCACCAATTGTTCTCCAACTGCTGTTACCATCTCTAAACTTCATTTTATCGCTAGAGCTATCATACCAAACTTGACCGCTTAATGGTTTAGGTGGCTCATTTGCTCCTGCAAAATTTTCTAATAAAAACAAAAAGTTTTCATTGTGTATTTCGCCGTATCCAGCGTAGTTTTTACCAACAAATTTTATATCTGTTGTTTCATCCAAAGTACCGTCTTGAACTGTAACAAGTGGTGTCCTGTTAAATCTATCAATTTGATAAGCCATTTCGTGCTTCCCCTAATATGTTTACTATGTATATTTATTCATTATGGACTAGGACTTGCATCTACTGTCCATACTCCGTTAGCAACAATAAATGCTCTAGTTTCTCGTGAAACTACTAGCGTTACTGCTGTTGTAAGTGAATTTGGTAATGTAATACCTTGTACTACTGTAACTGGACTTCCTGCGCCACCTACAGGCTCAACATCTACAGTACTTACTACTGTAGATCCTGATATGTTTATCGGATCAGTAGTTTGGTTACCATAGAATGTACAAGCTACTCTTGCTTGTTTACCGTTGTTTACTTGTGCCACAGGATATAAATTAGTTAGCAATAAAATTATCTGATCGTTTGTTGTTGATGCCCAACCTGTTGTATCAAGTCCAAATATAATTCGCTGTGTTAAGTTTTGTGTATCTACGTAGGTTTTATTAGTTGCGTCTGCACCGGCTGTTGGTGTTAATAAATTTGTAATTTTACTAGCAGAAACATCAATGTCGCCGCCTACGTTTATTGTAAATCCTGTACCAGACGATCTTGACAGTGTACTTCCGTCTATTCTAGTAGTGTCAACATTTAGTTGTGTTAGTGTGCCTAAGTTTTGTAGATTACTGTTAACAACACTACTTGCTATTGTTGTTTGTGATAAAATATTAACATTATTAATTTTGTAAGATTTATTGTTTGCTAAATCAATATTTTCACTTGACGTCCAACTATCGCTGCCGTTTACCCAATTAAAAGTTTTGTCAGTAGCACCTTTTAACGTAATGCCGCCATCTGCTGCTGTAAGATCTGTAGGAGTAGTAACGTTACCAAGTACAATGTTTTTGTCCTCAACTTCTACAGTTTCGACATTAGTTGTTACGCTATCGCCTTCAACTGTTAAGTTTCCAGTAACACGCACGTCTCCAGTAACATCTAAGTTATAGCTAGGATTACCGTTAAAAATACCAACTCGTTGTGTGTTAGATTTAATAGTTAATGCGTTTGACTGACTTAAAGATGTTAACACGCCGCCACTAGAGTTAACTACAATATTAAAATCTTGATTTGCTCTAGTATTTCGTATAGTATAACCATTTTCAATAACATGTGTTGTTTCGCCGTTAACACCTACTGTTAATCCTTGGCTTGATTGTAGTTCTAAACTACCTTGAATTACTCCATTTTCGTCATTCTTCAACAGTCTAGATTCAGGAATAATTTCTCCTACAGCACTAACTAAATTTTCAGAGTTAAGAGATGTTCCTCTAAACTTAAAATCATCAATTGTGTCACTAGTACTAGGAAGAATATTTACTCCACGTTTAATAGTTCCTGCAGGATTAGACTCTGTTACTAATTCAGAAATTATGTTTCCAGGTAAAGGGTTAGGATTGAAGTCTGTGCCTGCACTTATTACTGCTTGTAAGGAATTGTTTACAAAAAGTTTTAATACTGTGCGTCCTCGTAGTCCGCTATCAAATATAGTGTCTGCAAATACACCTGTTTGCCCTTGATTTTTAGTATAAGATGGACCTATTAATGTCCACTCTAAACCAGAGTATAAGTAAAATTGATTTTTTGTTGTATCGTACCAAGTATCTCCTTGTATAGCACCGCTAGGTTGTAAGTTACTGATGTAACTACCCGCAGCACTTTGAAATACTGTTCCGTCATAAATTTTAAGTTTGTTTTCGCTAGTATCATACCAAAGTTGTCCTTGTATTGGACTTACTGGTTCGTTTGGATTAGAAAAATTTTCTAAAAGTTTTACAAAGTTTTCATTGAAAGATTCACCATATCCTTTGTAGTTTCTACCTACTAAACTTAAATCTGTAGTACTTGTATCAATAATCCCGTCGATTAAATCTACAAGTAGTGTACCGTCTGTTTTGTTTACTTGATATGCCATTTATTTTTCCTTATTCCTTGTTTGCAAATATAATATAATTAACAGTTGCATAGGGAGGCATAATATCTAAGTTTCTACCTACGAGTTCGTTATCTACAGTGTTATATTGATCATTAGCATCTATACCGCCGCCTCGGATTTGACCTGATGATGGTATACCACTTACGTTTTCTGCACCTGTTGGTATACTTAATGACGGAACGTTATTACTTTGATCCTCTTCAGCCGGTAAATCATCTCTAATAGCATAATGTTGTATGCCGCCCGGTGAAACTAAACTGTGTTCGTGTGCAGGTAAGTTATTTTTCTTAATTGTTTTACTCTCAGTGCCTGCTTTTCCGCCTACAAAACTTGCAGCAACATTCTGTGTTGTTTGTGCCGGGACGCCGCCCATTGTATCTGCACCTAGTAAAAATCTTCCTCTAAAATCTGGTAATGCAAAATGTGTTGCTAAAGAATTTACTAGCTGACTTGCATCTTTAAAATTATATTGTATAATACTAAATAATTCTTGGTATACTTGTATTTGTATTTCTCTACCATCGCAAATTAACCATCCCGCTGGAGCTATTAATCCAGCAAATGGAACAATCATACCAACAGGATTTCTTGGTACAGTAGAAATAAGATTAGCTTGTGTAATCCTATGTAGACCGTCTTGATCTCCTACTACTCTATTAATTAATATTTCGTCACTAGTTTCAACTGTATCTGTCAGTGGTTTATCAGAAACAAATCCTGGAGCAATACTTGTAGTAAATGTTTTAATAAGCGATCCTGCTCCGTCAAATGTAAACGATTCAGAACTAACATCACCTAACATCCTAAATTCAGTTGCGTTTGTTAGTTTTGATGCCTCTGACGAAGCACCTGTAACTGTACCTTCAAATGTACCGTCAAATACTCCTGAGAATCTAGTTGCTTCGATTAAACTAAATCCAGTTAAAGTAGGAAGACTAGCAGCATCTAAATCAGGATCAGTAGATATGTTACCTGCAACTTTTATCTGTGATGCAAATGTTGTATCTCCTGCTACTTTCATATTACCTGCAATGCTTGCGCCGCCAGCTAACACTAATGCTCCTGAGGAATAATCATCATTAAATAGTACGTCAGCATCGTCTGTTCCAGAAATACTAACATTAGTTAAAACCTTTAAATCTCCCGAAACATCTAAAGTTGCTTGCGGATCTTCATTAGCAATACCTACAGAATCATTAATTGTTCGAATTATAGTTTTGTAATTACCTGACGCTTCTTTAAGTTGTACGTCTATACTTGCACCTGTAAAGTTATTTCGTATCAAAGCACGATCACTTGCTGCGCCTATAGTAACTTGTCCGTTTTCACCTACAGTAATACCTTGGTTATTCTTGATTTTCAAGGTACTAGTACTTGTGCTGTTAACATCTCCTCTAAGGAAATTTTCAGCAGGAACATTAGAATTGCTTATAACAAGGGATTCTGCACTTTGTGCAATACCGTTGTATTTAGGTACACCATTTTCAAAATTTCTTGTGCTTAAATTGTACCCAGGACTTAATTTTGTAAATCCTCTAATTGTAACTTTTGGTGTAAATCCTTGTTGCGAAACAATTGCTACTGGATTATTATCAACTTCAATTCTTAATATTGTGTATAATCGGTCATCTGTTCCTAAAATTTGCTCTGCTCTTACACCTGTAGCAAGCCCTTGACTAAATTCAGGTCCTACTAATATCCATGCTCCGCCATTATTAAGATATAATTGTTGGTTAGCAGTATCAACCCAAAGGTCGCCTTTGATACTAGTATCTATATCAGGTTGATTATTACCTTTTTTAACACCGCCGCTTGCAACCCAGTTTGTTCCATCATAAACTTTAAGTTGATTAACAGTTGTCGAATTATCATACCAAACTTGTCCTTCAGCAGGATTAGCTGGTGGATTTGGTGCAGCAAAGTTTTCTAATAAGTGTAAAAAGTTTTCAGCAATATCTTGGCCGTAACTTGTACTTTGTTTTCCAGGAAATCTTAAACTTGTATCAGTATTAATTTCTCTGTCTTCAACAATGAGCTCACCCTTATTAATGTTGTCAGTAAATCTAACGGTATAAGGCATTACGAATTACCTCCGCTTAGACTTTGCACTCTAACAGTATAATCAATTTGTATAAGTCTGTTTAATGATTTTTGTACAGGATGAAAAACAACGTGGGTAAGCAGTCTACCTCCGCCTAAACTTCCTGTAGAACTTGTAGAACGTAATCCTAATTCGTCAAAGACATAAAGCGCATCTTGATCAGTGGCAGTATCAAAAGCATCTTGTCCATCTGGTTCACCATAATCAAGTAAACATGTAACTAAAATATCAGTATAGTTTGTACCATTTAAGTGTCTAGTTTCAATTTTGTTTCTAGTAGGATCAATATTATTCTTATTTCTATCATCTACAATTTTTGTAAATGTTTGGTTATATAATCCTGCATTTGTGCCGGTACTATTTGGTGTCAAATATGTAATAATTCCGGTTGGGTCAACATTTGTACCGCCATTACCAAAGCTCATCTCTGCGATTGGGCCTTGTCCTGAATTGCCCAAACTCTCTGCTAATGCAATACTCATATTTTCGTAATGTATTGCGTTCTTTTTGTCTACAAAAACTTCACCAGATTCAGGATTGTGAATCTTTATATGTCCTTGTAAATATACGCCACTGTTTTCATTAATCATTAGTTTGTTTACTCCTGCTAGTGTATTTATTCAGGTAATTCACTTATGCTTCCGCGCAAGAAATTTCCAATGTCATTTTGTAAGTCTTTTATAGGAGTTCCTGTTGGACCCCATATTTGACCTGTTTTTCTAATTATTGTTACTCGTTTATCTTCTTCAATTGGGGTTAAAAGTACTAATGTACTACCCGATAATGTAAATTCAGGAGCAAGTGTTATATCGCCTTCGGGCGAATCTAATTCTGATCCTATTACAAATTTTTCTAATGCTGTTTTTCTTAACCGTTTACCAGCTGCAAATACTTCAAATTCATTTACACTATTCGGTACAAAGTCTAATTCAAAATTTGTTTGACCCTGTGTTGCAATAAAATTTTGTACATGCGTTTTGTCAGCATACGGAATATTTTTCTCTCTACCTGCTGGTTCAATTTTTGTACCAGCATAATGTATATCTTTAATACCTGTACCTAATGTACCTCTACGCAACTGTCTTAACAAATTATTATCTTTTACAAGATATTCTATTCTTTCGCCATTAATGAAAACAACACCTGGAATATTATTACGTCTGTCTGGATCAGGTAATTGCGATGTATCTACTACATTAATACGCAAATCATCGTTAAGTAAATCTGTTTGTAAAGTTATATTTAACGCATTGTCTAGTCTCTTATACATATTTCTGTTTAATATGTCTTGGAACTGTCTCCATGCAATTTTAGGTGTAGATAATGGAGCTGAGAAATGTATAACATCTACAGTGTCATTTTCTGTTAATTGGGTATTAAGTATTACATGCTGTTTGTCATCACTTAATGAATAATCAACATTTGGTTGTAATAGTTCACCGTTTATAATTGTCCAAACGTACTGCGATGCTATAGCAGGATCATTAAGTCTAATCTTACCTCCTAAAATACTATGGAAGCGAGTAAACTCATCTGTTCCTACAGTTAAACTACTACGTGCTAACGCTGTATACGAATATCTTTCTATTTCGTTAACACCGTGATTACTAAATGTGTAAACATTAATTATATCGTCTTGTTGTGGTCCAGCAAAGTTATCTGTAAATGTTAACACATTACCTTCAATTATGTAATCAGCTAAATCCATTGTAAACAACTCGAGCTTATCACCTAATTTTAATATACCCGGATCAAGTATAATACTTGAATTACCAATGTTTACAAGATATTGTGTTCCTTGGTTTAATAATGTATCGTTGAGATAAACTTTAAGTAATGACGGTTGTAATGTAGATACTGCTACTTGGAATTTTTCAAATTCATATTCTCTTGTTAACGGGCTGTCTATAGTAAACTGTCTACTATATCCTGGCATTAACACTTTATTGTCAACTTCAACTATTGTATAAAATCCTTCAGGCTTACTATACAACGGAGTTACAGGTAACGTATATGTTTTAGTGCCGCCTGTTGCTACTAATACAGATTTAGCAACTTTACTATAATTAATTTCATCTTTGTTACTATAAATTTCATACTCTAGTGTGGAGCCTGCTTCTGTACTAACTGTAAATTCAAACTCTACTCGATTATTAGCACTCTTACGTGCATTTACTGCTTCTGGTGAATGTGCTTCTCCGTCTATTGTAGTAACAATTTGAAGATCATCTTGCCATGCAACACTTGTTTCAAAAATAGTAGTACTACCGTCAGCAACGTGAGAGTCAATATCTAATATATTTTGTCCGTTTTTACCAATTGTTAAAATTGTTAATAGTTGATCTACAGTAGGTGCTGATGTAAACGTTAATGTATTCTGTTTAAGATCTATAGTATAGTCATGGACTATATTAGAGTTAATCTTAACAATAACTGCATCAGGACTATTTGGTTGTATTACTAAATCATAAACTGTTGTGCCGTCTGTAATAAAGTTTTGGCTATATATTTGTCCTGTGCCAGTACCTGATCTTTCAAATACTTTTATATCTACTGTATCTAGTACTTGTCCTGCAACTAGTTCTTCAGTGCCAGCTGCGTTGTTCGGAGTTACAAATAAGTCTCCGTCTACTATAATATCTTCAGAAGCTGTTCCGCCGGCATTACCATAATTTAATTGGCCGCCACTAAGTTGTGTATCATAACTATCAGTATCAGGATTTACTGTACCTTCACTTGTAATTTTGCGTACAATTAAGATATCGTCAGTATTTAGATCTATACCTAATTCTGCGAGATTTATCAACGTTTGTTGGCCGTCTCCTACAATCGAAGTCATAATAGCATTAGGATTTGTAGGATTAGCTGGGTAATTAGAATCATCTATTCTAACACCATTTCTGTATATATTGTATGTAACACCGTCTTCTAATGCACTATCTAACTCAATTATAATAGTTGTACCGTCTGCATAAAAAACATGATCTTCATATGTATTATCATATGTGTCCCATGGTGTTGTAAACCATCCATCAGTGTCCCATCCTGACTCAGTATCAAAATCAAAGCTACGTACTTCAACACCGCCAAAATCAATACCTGTCATAACTTGTGATAATTCAGCGCCTAACATACCTGTAGTTGGGTCGTAAAAATTAGTTACTCTATCAGCTGCATTTAACATGCTAACATCTTTAGAATAACTTACAGTTATTACACTGTTAAGTGCAGGGGGAGTTACAAAATTAATACGTCCTAACGATCTAGTATAGGACTTAGTAGTATCTTTTACGTTTTCATATGTGTACTGACTTCTTAATTGTTTTTCTCCGTCTATAATAATCTCAAGTTTATTAGTTCTAAGATCCATTGGATATTTTAAATCAAATACTAATTTTGCAGCAGTACCGGTAAATGTTTCTATTTCAGGCAATACGTTATATACAAAAGTTTTTGACGTTCTATCAAACTTCATTGCAACATGCATTGTTTTTGTGAGTGTTTCGCCTAATATTGCAGTAGCAATAGCAGTTTCTCCGCCATCTTGAACACTACCTTCTAAAATTACTGTTGGAGCACTAGTATAGCCGCTGCCAGGATTAGTTATTTCAATTTTATTAACTTTTCCTCTAGCAATATATGAATGAGCTACTGCACCTGTGCCGCCGCCACCTTCAAAGATCACCTTAGGTGGATAAGTGTAACTGTTGCCGCCATCATAAATTTCTACCGAAGTAATTTTATAACCTGCATTATCATACCAATTCTTATCAGGGTATTCATTAAATCTTCCTTCAGATCCAATAAATTGATTACCTCTAACTTTTAAATTGCTGGGAACTATTTTACCGTCTTGATAAATCGGCGGTACATCAAAATCTGATGTAAGAGTATTAGTATTGTCAGTTCTTTCATAAGAACTTAGATATTCTCTAATATTTGTTTTATAAGGTTTTACTTCCTCAATATACTCATTATAGCTTGGTAAGTTATCGTTGTTAAATGTAATGTCTTCTCTTAATTCACCTACATTGTGTTTTGCTTTAACAAAACTAGTTTTGAATACCCAATCTACATTAGGTTGCTCACTTAGTACATAACGTATACTGCTGAAAAATAATTCATTATACTCAGATCTTAAATTATCTACTAAAATATCATACCTTAGTGCATCTAATATGTTTCTAATTTCAACATTTGGTTCATTATCATAAAAGTTGCCGTCGAATGTAAAACTATCAAATCCCGATGCATTAGTTGAAACTGTATAAACAGCTGGATCAATTTCAATCGTTCCATTTTCACGACCAATTGTAGTATAATCGTCAGTGTAATTTCTACTGCCTGTGTCAGCAGTCTTCTGTAATAATAACCAACCGCCGGAACCAATGTTACTAATCTTAGTTATATCTCCGATTCTATCGTCAACGTTTTCTAGTTCATAACTTTGTGAAACTAAATGGTTTATAGTTGTAAATTGATTGTAACCTGCTGCAAACCAATTTGTATAGTTCCAATAATTACCAGTATTATAAGACTGTACTTGTACTCTTTCCCATATTAAATCTATATGATTCCACTCATATATTGACCAACGTCCGTTTGCTGTTTCGTCATTATTAACTAGTACACGTAACTTTCTAAATAATAACTGAGTAGTATCTTCAAAATTTGTGCCGCCATTTAAAATCTCTATCGATGCTAGACTGCCGTCAATATTATTAATTGTAGTAGCAATTTCTAAATCTGATCCTGCACCTACAATATTATACGACGGTCCTTTAAGTGTACCGTTAATATCTTTGTACGATCTGCCTCTATCTAGTATTCGAGCCCTAGTAACAACACCTTCATTAACTATTAAATCAACAATCGCAGGTCTTGCCTTTGCTGTTCCAACAAATTGTAAATCATCAATTGTATCAATTACAACATCGTATTCTCTTTTATATGTGCTAGGTGGAGTATCTTTACTTGTCAATCTTGTAAAATCAAAATCATCAACTATAATATTTTCTTTTAATACAGAATTTGCTCTTTCGACAACTTGTTTTAAAGCCTCATGTCTATTAATAAACCAACTTTGTCTTGGCTGATAGTTTATTCCGTACTTTTCTCTAACTGTTAAATCGTTATCTGGAACATGACGTCCTTGGACATCGTATCCTACTAAACTGTCTATCCATTTTTGTGATATTTCAGCAGACGGTTCACTAGTTTCTAATCCTTGTGATATTAATTGATACTGTGTATGTATATTCTGTTCTTGATTATCAAGTGTATAATAATCAACATGCAATACAATATCATCGTCTTTGAAAAGACTTTGACAATTATATAACACAAATCTATCATTACTTAATAATGCTGCAAATTGATATCCTTGAGCTTTTGGATTTCCTATTAACGAAGATACTTGACCAGCACTTATAGTTCTACTTTGATCGCTAGGTATAGTTAGTTTGTTTTTAACCCAATAAAAATACTTTGTGCCAAAAGATTTACTAACATTATCATATGTTAATTTTTGTGAGTAAGCAGCATCACTGTATTTTGTTTGTCCACTTATTCCTTTAGCATACCCTTCTGGTGTATCGGCCTGTGCGTCCCATTCTGAAGGTAATAAACTACTTTCTACCCATTCATACACATCTATAGAATATGTACTAATCATTGAGTGCCATGTTTGTGCTTGCTCTAATGGTTCTCCTTGGTAATGGTTATGGAATCTAGCGGTACTAATGTCCCACCATAATTTTCCTACATAATTAGATTCCCAATTATCAGTATCATTAAATATATTAATATCAGAAGTAACATTATATTTTGCAAGATCAATAGAACTTTTAAAAGTTAATTCTTGTTCTGCAGGACCTGGAATTTTTCCTTGATGTATATCAACATAGTCTAGATTTTTAACTAGCTGTCCAGTTTTTCTATTGTATAAGAATACTTTTCTAATTTTAGTTGTATCAACAACTGGATTAGCTGAGCGGATAACATTCCAAGATTTTGTTCCTTTTGGTGAAATATAATTAATAACTTGTCCATCGTTTATTACATCTTCTGATGCAGGTTGTCCTGCACAGCCTACGTAAATATGATTTCTGTTTATTAATAAAGTTTCAGCAAATCTGCTAGATTTTATATTACTATATTCTAGCTCTTCAGCAAATATATACCCGTTATCAAATTTTTCGTAAAGTGTAACACTTCCGCTATCAATTTGAGTATTAACAAATTTAGTAAATCTATTATCAAGTATTGTCGTATCATCATCATATGTAGTATTAGCTGTTATATCTCCGTTGAACGATGATATAGCAATGATATCTTCTGTAGCACTTACTTTTGTACCAAACTTTCTTGCTAATTCAGTTTCGTTTCCAATTAATGTGTCAGTAAGTACGAAACTTGTACCAATGCGAGTGTAAACATATACTTTACCGGTATCATATCCGTTATCGTCATTTCCGGGATCTCCAACAACTAGTGTATTACCATTAGGAGTAACATCGATACTTGATGCCCATTGTGTATTACTTGTTGGTGCAACAAGTGTTTGGCTCCAAATATATCTACCTTCTGAATTTAATCTATAAATTACAACTTTATTATCTGCATCCGATGTAGTATTAGTTTGTATACTTATAACTAGTACTTGACCATCTTCACTTACTGCCATATCTTTACTAAAGTCTAGTACAGTATCTACACTATCAAACAACGTATCTGAATATATGTTACCAACGTTTGTATTAGGTACAAAGAAATTGTTTTGTATGTTTTGATCAAGTAGTATCCAATTATTAGTATTAGTTGTTGGAACTGCAAAACTAAAAGTTTTAGACTGATATAAATTTCCTTCAAACAATACAATTTCGTCTTTTGCATAAGGAACTAATGTACTATACGTTCCTCTATATCTATTATCAATGTCTAACGCAAAATTATATTCTATATCATTATTGTCAACACCGTGTTTAATAACAAAAACTTTATCTTTAGAACTTACAAATATTCTATACAAATCTTTTTCTTGGCTTATTTCAACTTGCTTACCTAATTGCTCAACTGTAGTTTGAGGACTTGCAGGATTATATTCTGCATTATTAGTTGTAACCGGAACTGTATACGTTCCTCGACGTTGCCATTCTGTTCCTGCTTTAGTGTATACCATAAACACACCAGAATTATTATAAAATCCTGAAGTTCCAGTACCAATTACAGGAATATTGTTTGTTAATGTCCAATCTCTGTTTGTTGAAGCAGGATAACTAGCAGATAGGGTTGCTCCTGTTTCGTCTGTTTTTTCAGAATATATCCAATATTCTTTGTTTATATAACCAAATACATTTAAATCTTTAGTAGCGTCTGTTGAACCATAACTATCAGGATGTGGATCAAACGTAAACAAACTAGGATTAGAATTAAAGTAATTTTCAGGTGTATATCCAGCTGGGTTTTCTAAACTATCATAAAACTTAGGTGCTGAACTTGCAGTTACGACTAAGAATTTGCCTAAAGATGAATCATGTCCTGTGCCTGCAATACTTACTTTTTGTATTTGACCCATTGGTCTACGCCCTAAACTATACGGCGTAAAATCAACCCTAATATCATTTCTATTTTGAAATCCTGTATTTGTAATTGTAATATCTTTAACATATACTCTTACATCAGCAATATTTCTTTTAATGTAATGTACAACTTGAGCTCTAGCGCCTGTAACGCCGTCTTCGATATAATCACCTACACTAGGTTCAAAATAATCACTTATATCAGTATCAATGTCACTTGGTACATCAATGTCAGCAGTTTGTTTTGCTGTTAATAAGATATCAATATATCCGTCCCAAATATCATTTACTATATGAGGCAAATCATTATGCTCATTGTTGTTTACTTTAAGTACAACTTGATTACCTGTTTGACCATCTAATTTAGATAAATCGTTAATTCCTTCTTCAGTATTAATCCAAACTCTAAACTCGTCGTCTTCACTAAAGGACGCAGCAGCAGGAGCTCTAATTATCCATCTGCTGTCTTTAATATCTCTTACACCTGAAACTGCATCGTATGCATCGCCTCTATGTGAAAGTATTTGTAAATGTCCAGGTTCTTTATTTGGTGTTGCTCCGACATTATCTAAACTATTGTAGTAAAATCTGTTAGTACTACTATAGCTATCATTAGTTTCGTCATATACTAGTACATCTTTATATACTAAGCCATACGCAGGTATTCCAAATTTACTTAGATCTGAAAATTCGTTACCATTATAGTAACCGTCAGCTTCTGCTGCTATATACCAAAAGCCGCCTAAGCCGTTATTTGTCGTATTGTTTGGTTGAGTGTAATCACCAATAACAACACTTTCTAGCGATACTGTAGAATCTGTTGGGAAAAATCCATTAGTTTCTGTTATATAAACTACCAATCTGTCTACTTTAGAAATTACCTTTACAACTTTTGCAGATCCAGTAGAGCAATCAACAGTATCATTTACTTCTGGTACAATTAACGGATTTACAATGTAAAGTACATGATCAACTTTATGTATTATTTCATGTTCATTATTAATAAAACTAGATCTTGGTGCAACGTATGTTTTGTTATTACTGTCTGGTTGTCCAGTATTGTTTAATGAAATACTATTAGTAAATAATTCAGTACTTGTATATTGATCAGATGCTCTATTAAATCCTGTATAACGATTCCAGCCAAGTACTATCTTATCTTGAGGTTTTGTTGCCCTGTATTGATCTAATGGAGCTCTTACAAGAATATGATCAGTTACACTATTTGGCAAATAAGGATTACCTTGTAATATCAATGTAAGTTGTCTGCTATTAATGTTAACTGGTGCAGCTTCTTCTAAAGTATTAATTATACCTGAAGCACCTGATTCTTTACCTACTATTTGATCACCTTGTTGTATGTCTCCAGTCGGTGATGATAGTGTTAAACGTTCGCCAACTTTGTTACCAGAACCATTAAGTATAATTTGTATATCTTCAACGATAGCTGATACATTATTAGACTGTACGTTTACAATTTCTTTTTGTTCAAAAGATCCAAGTTGATCAACTGTAATACCGTCATCTTTTAAAGGAAAATTAATTACTAACGTTTCAGGTAAAGGTTGTATAGTTTCTTCAAAAAATGCATAACTGTCAAATGTACTAAATTCTATTGCATTATTTTCAGCAGGAATATTTCTTACTGCTTTCCAATAATTTTCATTATATTTAACAATGTCACCTGTCTTATATTCAGCATCTGCAACTCCAACAGGTCCAGCTTCTCTAAAATCACCTTTGATATTATCTGAAATGTTAGTTGCATTTGGTGCACCAACTACTGCTAACTTACCATCTGGGCTGATTGCAACATCATGACCAAAGTTTGATTTTAAACTATAGCCGTTGGATTTAAGTATAAGCCCACTTATAAATGTACCATATGATGTAGTATCAATAGATTGTGTTAATCCGACGTCACTGTACATTGAGATAGTATTTTCATTAATTACGTTTGCGTAAAATTCAAGATTGTTTAGCGCAGTCATTCCAGAAACTTCTTTAAATCTTACTAACTCTCCTGATTGTAAGTTATGGTCTGTTGCTGTAACTACTCCTGGATTTGCATTAGTAACACTAATCCCAAATACTGCCGATGTTTCAGGAGTAAGCTCACCCATATTTCTTAAATTATTTGAACTGCTTGCTCTTGAATAGAAATGCACAACACCGTCTTCTACTGTCTCGTCGCCAACTAATAAGTTTGTATTTCCTAAACTAGTTGCCATACTATTGCTAAAGTTAGTTTCGGTAGCAACCAAGTACGGATTGTCAATTACATTATAATCAGTAAACGTTTCTTGCCTCTTTATAACTTTCCAGTCATTATTAGATGTGCCGTCTAACCAAATTACTTGGTCATGTAATTTAAATTTTTCTAAAATTAAGTTTGCTTCATCTAATGACGAAGCTCTAACACTTCTAAGAATACTTACATATCCGTTTAAGTTTTCAGAATCATTAACTAATGTTCTGTCTTGTACGCTTGCAATTGCAACTGTATTATTAATTTCTTCTATTTGATAAAAACCCCAGTTACCATTACCAACTTGTTGTAAGCCAACAATATCACCAGGAATAAAATTAGTAGTTCTATCAAATGTAATTTTAACAGCTGGACTAGCACTGCGATCAATTGCATCAACTAGTTCAGTAAATCCTTCAATTGATGTTACGTGGTAATCTGTAGTGATATGTTGTAGTACGTCCCAGTCTTCTGTAGTTCCAGTTATCCATACATAATCACTAATTCCAATTGAGCTAGGAAGACTTTGAAGTAAATCTGCTTTAATTTTTACTTTGTATACAACATCTTTGTCATTTACATATCCCGAAGTCTTAACACCAATATGGGGTGCATTTGTTGTTGGGAAAGGCTTATGGTTATAATCTTTAGGCCTGTAATAAACATCATTTGGTATAATTTTGTAAATATCGTCTGTATCATTTGCTGGTATACTTTTTACTAGTTGTACCGTAGTCGGATCTATTTTAATTTTGTCTTCGTCGATAATAAATTCAACTTCATTAAAGTTATCAGTAGCACCGTACTGACCTGCTCTAATAGCCCATTCTTCATAAAAGTCTATACTATCTTTATCTGCACTACTCAGCGCATCAAATAACTTATCTAAAGAATTTATAGTACCTTTATCTTGAATCATTCCTTGATAAAATTTATATTGGCTTACGTCATCGTTAATGATATTTTGTAGGTATTGTCTTTTTTGGTAGCCAATTAAATGCTGTGCATGTTTTTGTTGCTCAACATCAAAGTTATCACTATCTAAATCATAAAAGTCTGCAAACTGATTAATTCGATAATCAAAGTTAGGATACATCTTTGGCTGAGGACGTTCATCTAAACGCTCCCAATCATTTTCATTAAATTTTTCAACTCCAGTAAGATCAATTGTGCTTACATAATAAAATTCTTTATATTTTACTAATGAGCCAATAGAGTAATCTTTGTAACTTGTCCACTCATCTACAATAGCTTCGTCATAAACAAATCCAGGGATGTTTAAGCCGCCTGTCCAGCCGTCGCTTTTATATCCAACAACTTTAATACGCTCTTGTCTATAACCTGCAGGTTGATCATAAATTACATCGCCGAATACTGTTTCGTTATCTAGTAAAACTACATGTTCTTTTTGAACAAGTGGTAATTTTATATGATAAATGCCGTCTTGCGTATTCTTTGGTAATATTCCAAAAGTATTTTGGTTATCTCTTACAATACTAGTAAACGATTTGTCAAGTCTTGTACCGTCTGATTTAAACAACGAGTAATCGTAAAACTTATCAAATATATCGTCAACTACACAATAATCTTTTGAAAATGTTATTTCAGAAGCTGCTGGGCTTAATGACAGAACTGCTCCAGCTGCCCAATTCTGTGTAGTCCAAAATAAGAATTCTTTTACAGACAAGCTCCAATTTGACACTTGACTAAGCTCATCATTGTAATAGTTAAACTCAAATCCTTTTTCAACTAGGCTTGCTTCGTATCCTAGTAAAAAGTCAATTACTTCTTGTCGAGTTTTTAGTAATGTTCCGTAAGGTATAGATAACTCACGTGTTGTAAACTCTCTTCTAAGTATTGCAGAGCTACCTCCTATAAGTGGAAGTGTTGCAATCTGTTGAAACTTTTCTACATCTATCGTAGTTCCACTTACATGACTTTCTTTACATCTATAAAATGATCCAGAAAATCTAACATTTTGTGATTTAACATACTGTTTTCTTTCACTCCACTCAACAAATGTTTCGCTTATGCCGCCTATGTTAATACTAGGATCATTTGCTCTTACAAATGGTTGTTTGTACTCAAAAGTTGCTTTTTCTCTATCATATCCTCTAATAATAAATCCGTTAGACTGTTTTTCAACTATAACTCCGCTATAACTTATCGTAGTAACAGGTGAGCTGCTATTTAAAAATACTTTATAGTTTTCTTGCGGGACAAATACATTTCCTTTATTTAAAGGTGTACGTGAATCTAGTATTAATTTAAATTTTTCTTGCTCAGTAAATCCGCCTACTTTTAAAGATATTCTATTATTAATATTTGATATTAAATTTTGATATGATTTATAATTTGAAGTAGTATTACTTGCAAGATAATTATAAACAAAATTTACTAATCCGCTAGTTGTCTGACGGGTATTATCTTTTACTGTATTAGGAAATACAATATCTTTTAATCTAATACAGTTATTAGTTTTTGTTGATACTAGGTTTCCAACTAAATCACGTTTGATACGACTAATGTCAAAGCCTATACCTAGTACTTTAGCAGGTTGATTTAATACCCAACTTAGTAACACCGCAAACGGATATTCAGCTGATTTTCTCCATGCTGTTTCTGCTGGGTTGCCATCACCATATCCAAATAATTCTTTTGTAGGACCAGCAACATAATTTTGTGCAAAGTTACTTTCTAATGGACTTAATAATACTCCTGTGTCATCTACAGGAATATGGTTTACTAGCCCAGGTCTTGAATATTTTTTATTTGATTTTATTGCGGAAGACGGATCTCTAATTATACCGTTTTGTAAATCTTCCCAAAGTAATGTGTTACTTCTAGTATATGGTGAAGGACCGTATTCATCTTTCCACCATTTTGGTTCTATTGTAAATCCTAACATTTCCCAAGGGTGTGTGTGAGGACGATCAGTATCATATGCTTGTATATAAACCTGTCTCCACCAACCTGGTAACTGATTACCTTGTGGTGAAATCATAGTTTTGTAATTATATGTAAAACTATTACCTTCAGTATAATATTCATTTGAAGTATAATCAGGATTACCAGCAAGTGTAGTCCATTGTATAAAGTCAGCAGTATAAGATTTGTCTATAGCTTTTTTAGTAAACTTAGTATCTCTATATTCGCCGCCAATAAAATCATGTATGTCTAGTAGGTTAGTATTATACGCTTGTTTTAAATTATTAAAAATTCTTAATTCTAGTTCTAATATTAAATCATCTCTAAAATCGTCATATGCTTTAACAATACTTCCGTCGTGTCCTTGAATCATTGTTACTGGTTCAATGTATGTATTATCAGTAAAAATCTTAGGCTGGTACTTAGGGTATAAACCTAACTTAGTTGGAGTTGCTGGAACATAGCATCCATCAGTTGATTCATATTCATAGATTTCAATAATATCGCCTGGTGTTTTAGTAGCTGTAATATTAACAAAACCTTCATCGTTAAATGTATAATCTTTACCATGTGTTAATTGTAATCCATTAAGGTATACTAACACTGCTTTTTCAGTTAACGATGTTATACTAAAAATTTCATTTAGTGCATAATAATTTGTATCGCTTGAACTTACATTATGTTCAGTACGTAAGTATCCTGATACCGGTACCATATCTGTAAAATAAAATGGCATACTGTCATTTTTTTCTGCATTTATAGTAGAGAATATTTTATCTACAGTCTGTTTTACTGGACCGTCATAACCTAAATTATTTGCAGTTTGTAAAAACAATCTTTTAAATTTTGCATATTCTAATCTAGAATATCTTATAGCCTTTACTACATTTGCTTCTTTATTAGTAATATGGAATAATGGTAAATTGATAGGGCCACTATGTTTTACAAATCTAGTACCAAATCTATCAACATCGCCTAAATCTCGCAAGTTGCTTGATCCAGGGTATACATTACCGTTATATTGGTTAGTGTTTTGTACAATAGTACCAACATGATCAATAACTTCACCTAAAGTAAAGCTTGCCATATCATCGTTTAATGGATTTCTTTCTAAGTTATGAGCAAGCTCATAATAGCCGTTACTATTTGCAGTTGCAGAACTATAACAATTTAATTGTAAAACGTCATCTACAGATAAATCATTTTCAAATCTTATAAATGCTACATCATTAATAATGTCTATTGTATAATGTAAATCTTTCTTTTGAATATTATTATTTAAAATTACTTTTACATCTAAATCTAACAATAAGCCGCTGTTATCAAAAACGTCAACTGCAAAATTGTTAACTTGATCACCTGCAATGTATTGTCTAATAACTGCTTGTTGGCTTAATTTTCTACCCTTGCTCCATCCATTCTGGTTAGTAAAATTTGTTCTATCTCTAAATTTCTTTAGATATAGTGCATTACTTTTTATTGTGGATAATACAGTATTATTTTGGTATGTATAACTTTCAGTTATCAACGAAAAGTCAAAAAGTATGTCGCCGAGATTTTCTATATTTTTATAAGATAATCCAAAACCTAATTCGCTATCTGTTGCTTCTTGTGTATTTTGCACATAAGAAAAAATACTATTACCTGTAAAATCGCTCGACGTATATAATTCTTTATCTGATATACTATTGCCAGTATCGTCAAATAAGTCAAATAGCGGTTGCTGATTTGTAGCAGTTTTATCTTGACCTTGTTTCCAGTCTGTTCCGTCATAATACCAAGATGTACCTTTTTGTAAAGTGCCATTTGTTATTAATAGTGTTTCATTTTCTAAAGGAGTAGTATCAGCTTCTTCAATTAAACTTATTATACGTCCTTTATCTTGAACTGTTATAAAATTAACTTTATATATTTTATTTTTTACTAATATGTCAGTATCAGCAGCAAACAATATACGCATACCTTCTGATATATCTACGCCATCAATATTATATCCTAACGATCCTTCAATAGTACTAAAAACATCCTTTGTAATAGTATCAATTAAATCAATATCATTTTTTGCCTGTGTACCATATTGGTATAACTTTAATCCTGCTTCAAATTCAATAATAGGACGTGTGGCTCTAAAAGTTTGATCAATTACTGCTGGTTGTCCATTGTATTCTGCACTTTTTTCTATTACATCTCTGTGGAACCATCTATTATATCTGCTCCAAGGATTTCTATCTACGCTAGATCTATTAATTACAATATAATCTTTTACTCCAGCAAAACTATTTGCATTTTCAAAAGGCATACGATCAAAACCTTCGGAATCAAATTCAATTTGGATATCGTCTACATATGCAGCAGGAATAGTTAAATTATCTTCATTAATTAATTTAATTTTTTCACCAACGCCTTCAACATACCAAGCGCCTGTTGCATACTGTGTAGGAGATACTTCTCCTACAAACTCAACTTTTAATCCATTTGTAAATTCAACACCATTGGCACTTCTATAAGTTTTCTTTCCAATAATATCATTAATATCAATACTTGTGTTTTCTTCAATATCAAATACTTTTACTAGCCCGCTAGTATTAATGCTAGTTTTACTTGCATAATATAATCTATCAGGTGCTTCGTAAGCAACAGTAAGTTCTATTGTTCCTTCTTCAACATTTACAGGTGGAATTTCATTTCCATCTAAATCAAATGCTTTCATACTTTCAATATATACTGAACTTATACTTTCACCTGCTGATTCTGCTGTAAGTAATCGGTAGGTCCCAGTATTGTCAATTTCTATTTCATACTGAACATCTGCAAAGTTTAGATTAGTGTTAAAACTAAATGGATGTCCTGGAGTATTAATTTCAAAGATATATTTCTGACCTCTAAAAAGTCTAAGATCAGGATTAGGTGTAAAGCCAGGAGGAGAAAACAAATAAACTGTATTATCGTCTTGTTCTTCTGCGGTTACAACATATGTACTTTGTACTGTGTTGTTTTCGCCTGCAACATTAACTGTCTGTGCTCCGTACGGTAACCAATAGTATTCACGGAAATTAACAAACTTATCCCAATCAATATTTGGGTTCCATGAATAGTATTCTTGCGAGTTTAATAAACTTTGATTACTAACGTTACCATTAAAGTTTGATATTTGGTTTATATAATCAGGATAGTCTTTATAAAATTGTACATTGCCTAAATCATCAGTTACAACTGCTGCTGGTTCAAGTTGTCTATTTTGACGTTGCTCACTTACATCATTTATGTAAGTGTCGTTAGCTCTAAAACTTTTAGCAGTCTTTCTTCCATAATACCCTTCAACTTTAGTTGCAACACCTGGTTGTAACATTTGATCAATTGTACTAGAAAGTATTTTTTGATTTGCATTTGTTCTAAAATATTTAGGTAAAAGATCTACACTTTTTCTATTTTCATTAGAATTTAACGGTACTGGACTCTGCGATTGATTTTTATTATAAGCCATTAGTAACTATATCCTCCGTTACTGGAACTACCTGATGAGCTGCTTGATGTATTAGAACTACTTGTTGGTGTAGCTGATGCGCTTGTTATTCCTGTATTTTGGGATAACGACGAACTTGTAATTACGTTACCAGTAGCATTTAATCTAGTAGCAGTAATTTCATCTATTAACTCTACGTCTGCAACTGTTGCTGAGTTTATAAAAATTTCATCTGATTCAGACTTTATTTCAAATAAACTACCAAATGTCTGACTTGATTGTTTCGGAACAATTAACATTGTAACTAAATCTGGAGCAAGCCTACTCATTACATATGTTACTAGTTCTTGGAAATAAAATGTATCGCCAAATTCCCAGTTTTCTAATGCAAAGTATTGATTAATTGCATCAATAACTCGTGTTCTTATATCGTTATCATTTAATACTTGATCTTTATTCTTAACTAATTTGAACGTAGCCTGTAAGTCACTGTTTGCATAGTTTCCAAACAACGGTTTGTATTTTACTGGGTGATAAATTATTTCATCACTAATAGATTTAATTTTGTTTAGTTCTGCACCGTAGCTTCTATACAATTCGTCGGAACTAGGAGGCAATGGTTTAGAGTTTAGTTGACCATCTAGATACAATCTAAATTGTCTATCATACTCTTTAGTTAATAAGAAACTATCAATTAAGTTACTTGCACTTGGATCAATTCTTGCATTAGTATCTGCTACATGCACATACTGGAATTTAATTTCATCTCTACCAACAAATGCTCTGTAATTAGCAGTAAGTCTTAATTCAGGAACACTTGATACTAATGTTTTAAATGTATTTGTTTCATGGAAGTAAAATAACTGACCGTCATCGTACTGACTATAAGCACCTACAGGTCCATCGTATTTTGTAGGACTAACGTCAACTACGTGTACATTAAGATCAGTTTTAGAAATGTATCTAAAATCTTCAGTGCCTGCTTGTGTTCTATATTTTTCTAAAAATACATATGGCGTATCTGCATTTATATCTGGATCAATACAGTACTGCTCAAATAATTCTGGATCATCAATTGTGTCATCATTGTCAGAGTTAGCAAAAGTTACTTCTATTTTAGTACTATCAATGTATCCTTCAGCATCTCTATATTCTTGTAAAGTTTCCCAATCAAATGTTCTTGAAAAATTATTAATGCTGCCTGGTCTAGTATTAATACTTAATACACTAATTTTATCTTTAATAAGTTTACCAGTCTTTGCATCAAATATTTTATCATTATCGTCATACCAAAATCTTATTTCTTTATCGCTTTCAAATACATATCTTAACATTCTATAAGTTACTGTATAAATTTCACCATCAGTTTCAAAAAGAATTATCCAACTTGAGTCAAGATTTTGATTACTTAAATCACCTGTAAATCCTGAAGAAAAGTTATTTCTTTTATTAATATTAGTTTCTTTTATTAGTCGCCACTGTCTAAGATTGCGATCATAACGTAATCCAAAATCATTATAAGCAAATGTTTGATCTATAATTTCAGTCTTTACGTCATCTAATAAACTAGTTGCTAACTTTGGACGCACTTGCGACAACTGTGCTCCTGTTGGTATATCATCACTTAGTGTAATCGCACCAAGATTAGTATCTGTAGATGTAATGCCATCTGATTGTACTTGTATTACTTTGGTCCAAATGTATTCTCTTGATCCTGGGTGATCTGCTAAACCAGACATAATTGTTCCGTCTGCCATAAAGTGTTGCGGGGTGCCGTCTTGTAGTGGCGGTGCTATAAATTTAATTACAGCGCCCGGTTCAACATACCGCAATGAAGTTGCTGTGAATCCGCCAACTTGAAATGTTTGATTATCAATATCATCAAAAAATCCTGTAAATGTATTAACATCACGACTCACACTATTCCAGTATACTCCTAGATCAATAGTATTAACTGTTGATAATTTGTCTAAGTAAAAATGTTTTACTTTTTTATCAGCTAATATTGGCTCAATAGAATTAATAATTACGCCTTCAATATCTGTTTGGGTATCAAATGTAAAATTTGTCTTGCCTGTAATTTCTTGTTTATAAACTATACCGTCATTTCCGTATAAGTTAGTGTTAGAGTATTTTCCAGTAGCATCAATTAAATCAAAATATCTTGATATCCCGCTTGATGTACGGTTAACACTTTTAACTTTTACAATATCTTGGCTTATTCCAAGTGGACCTATGTTATAGTCCTCGCCTGTGATCATTCTATTTTGAGTATAGTATGTCGACGGAGCACTTCTTTTTATACTTTCATTAGTTTCACTAGTTTCACTGTTGCTTACAGTATATTCTAATCCAAGTGTAAGAGTTAATGTATGCACTTTGCCGGCTTTACTTAGATAACTAATATCAATTTCAACACCATTAACAGACTGTGGTGAAATAATCATTTTTCTATTACCACTAGTTCTGTAATAAATCTTAAAATTACCTTTAGGTAAATTGCCAAATACACCATCGCTAAAAATTAAATTTATTCTATCATCTACTCTAGTTGTTACACTATAGACATTACGTATTTTTTTACTTAAACTATTATAGATAATGTTGTTACCTTCAACAGCATCTAGCTTGGTCCAAAATTCGTTTTCATTTCCATTAGCGTCTAGTTTGTATAACCAAACATCGCTATTGTTTATGTTTGTTGAGTCAATTGCAATTGTTTGATTTGAAGTTGGTTGTGATATACTAAAATCACCAGTGTTTAAAACACCTTGTCTAAAGTGTGCAAAAAATCCACTATTTGAACTACCAGCACCTTGGCCGTCATCTCTATATAGGAATGCAAAGTTGTTACCCGGAATTGGTGGTTCTTCTTGTATATCACCATCATTAATATCAGTACTTACAACTTGAAACGGAGTAGACTTTGCTTCAATAGCTTTATTAAAACTATATACCGGAACATTAGTGTTTATACCGTTTACTCTATATTGCTCTGTAGAAATTCCGTTTACATCTTCTTTTTTATTAGGTCTTCCAAATACTCCGTTTACTGGTAAAGACGTATTCATTATTTTAATAAATTGTTCATACCAGTTTGCGTTTGTGCTGTCATTCCATTCAATAGTTTGCCCAGCAAGGTTAACTCCATTACTATCTAATACATCTTCTGTTGTTTTAATAGCAGAAAACTTTAACAACCCGTTGGCTGCTTGATTACGTTTTGGATTATACGATAACAAACGTGCAAGACGTAAGATGCTTTCTCTACGCTCTGCTAATTCAAGATAGTTTTCACGTGCATTTAGATCAATACGGAATGCAAGATTTTGACCTAAGAACGCAATGAGGTCAATTAATGCAAGATATTCTGAACTTTCAATGTAGTCGTTAAAGTCTTCAGGATAATTTCTCCTGAGATAATTAATCATTGTTCTGCGTAGATTGTCAAAGTCGTAGCTTTGGAAATCTGCATTACGGAAAGTTTGGTATACACGTTTCCAATCTTCCGCAACTAGTAATCTATTCTGTCTATCTGTTGCTGACATTTGCGTTCCTCTGTTATACTGTATTTATTTGATTTGTAAACTACGTATTTTATTTCTTAGCTCAATAACCCGTTAGATTGATCAAACTGTAATCGCATAGTTTCTGCAATACTGTAGTTCAAATAAATCAATACACATTCAATTTGTATTCCACTTTCGTACTCTGATACAATAACTTGATCTACGTTAACTCTAGGATCATAGTTAATAATATCTTCTATATTTTTTGTAATAGCAGCTTTTAAGGAATCAGTTAGTGGATCAAAAATTACGTCCCATATAATTGTGCCAAATTCAGGATTTTCTAATTTTTCACCTTGCCGTATATGAAAGTGATTAATAATATCCTGTTTTATAACTGCAAGATCATATAATCTAAATCCATCATTTTCTGGGTTAACTGTAGATATACTTCTATATGCAGCATTACTTGCCGGTGTTTCTTCTGACTGTGCTGTTTTTACATTTACACGCTTATATAAATTTTTCTCTAATGTACTCATAATTTTTCCTTACTGCGGACCTGAATTTCTTGTTGGCGGTGCGCCGGCTTGATCGTTAGGTGCTGGACGTAATGCTCTGATAGCAGCAATAACTGTATTTGTTGCAACAAGAGACTTGTTTAGTCCGTCGCCTGCATAGTAACTTTCTTCTGCATTGACCATACGGAACTTGCCCTGTGTTCTACTACACACTGGCATCGATGCCCATTCTTGTGCTATATTAATTGCAAATCTAGCTTCCGTAATCGAACCAGCAATATATTGGGCAATTCTTCTGCGTCTTAATAGAGCATTAGCTAATCTATCTTGTACTTCCGCATTATACACTTCATCTACACTTGCAGCACCTTCTGCTACTAGACTACGTAATGTACTTCTAATGATTTGATACTTACCTGCTGCACTACTTGCGCTACCTAGTACATCTGTGCTATGATCTCCCCATTGTAGAACTTCTGTAATAGTACATGCAGATAAGTCTTTTCCTAAATATTCTTTTGTAGTAATCCTGCTATTACTAAACACAGTATCATAATTTGCTCCAGATTCAGCTTGTGCAATTATATTCAATAAATCTCCGCCTGGTCCAACACTACTATAATCAGGTGTTACTGTAACCGGCGCTGTTCCGTTTACACTTGGTGCTGCACCAAATCCGCCTGCTTCTCGAGTTCCTCCTGCCCCACTCTTTTGGAAAGTGTCAGGAGTTCTAATATTGATAGTATCAATAAACGGTGAAGTATTTTGTTGATCAGTTTCCGCTTTCTTGAATTTTAACGGATCTAAATTTTCATGTTGGCTCCAAGGTTCATGACTTGGCATTCTTCTTACTATAGTGTTTACATCATCTGGCGTAAACACTCCAGGATTAGTAACCGGCAATCCATGAGTTTTAAGTAGTGCTACTTCTGTTGCGTCTGCAGGATCATTTGCACTACCTGCTGCGGCTGACTGAGCACTATTCCAATATATTGTAGCAGCATCTCCTGCTAATTGTGTGTCGGCTTGTAAGTCTATGTTTGTGCCAGCTCCTAAGCTAACTTTTGCGCTTGCTTTTGCATTAATATTTCCGCTTGTTGCTTCTGCATTAATGCCTCCGCTTGCTTTTAAATCTACTGTGCCTCCTGTAGCATGTAGTTTAAACGATGCATCAGTAGTAGTGTTAATTTCTCCTATTACATGAGAGTTGTGTGTTCCTTTAGTATAATCATCTCTATTAGATTCAACGTGAATTTTCATGTTTTCGTCAGCACGAAGATTCATATCGTTCTTGCTTTCTATTTGTACATTGCCGCTTGTTCCGCCTGTAGATAGACCATCTGAAAATCTTGCACTAGCTCGTATATTAACATTTCTTCCGCCTTCGATATTTACATCGCGATCGGCTGTAAAGTTTAGATCATTGTCGCTGTGAATGCTTACACTATCATTAGCATATACATCAATTTTACCATCGCTTGATAATTCTATCCACGCTGTTCCTCGTGAATTACCAATGTAAATGAAATCTTCTGTATTGTGCATTAGTATTTGATGACCGCTACGTGTTCTAAGTCTTGTTAGTTCATTTTGAGGAAGTGTAGGATCGCCGCCTGTTTCGCCGCCTTCTACATTTACATACGAAGGTGGACCTTGTTCAGCTGTTGTTTTTCTTAAAAGTTTATCGTCGCCATCGTCCATAACTATCGATGCACCACCTAAGCGGTTTACAAATCTATTTGATCTTGCATCTAGTTGGCCTGATTGCCCTTTTGGTGCGCCGTTACGTTTATCAATCGGTCCAGGCGTACTCCATCCATATACACTACTAGGTAAATCTCTTCTAGCACTAGTAGTTGTTAATCCTCTTGCTTCGTCTTGAATAAGTCCTTGTATTTCTAAAACTTGAGTAAAATCTTTATTGTAAGGTTTTTTGAATTTAGTAGGATCTGCACGAGTTCCGGTTTCAATTTTTTTATTGTATTCACCTACGGGTAATTTAGATCCTTTTAAATTACTTGGAGTTGCATCTGTTGTTATTTCAGTACTTGCACGGCCATCAGGAACCATAAAATTCATATATGCATCTTGTATACAGCCAATCCAATAACAACGAGAAATATCACCGTTTACAAATAAAACTAATACTCGTGTTCCCGGGTCCGGTGGCACTGCCCAAAAACCATAACTTTTTTGTGTTGAACTATATCCGTCATTACCCTGTGTATGCTGAAATCCTGTAGTTCCGTAAAACGGTGATAGATATCTTGCTTCAATACTATTACCTATTTTTTCTGGTATACTACCGGCATCGCTTCTTCTTAGAATATCAACTAATAATCCGCCTTGATAATTAGGATCAAGTGTACTAACTACAATTGCTTCAAACGGACCGTTTCCGTGGGTAGCAATTTCATTTGCAAGTACGTTTTGATTTGTCCTTCTACTTACTGCCATTATTGTGGTCCTGTACTATCGTAATCATTTGCTGGAGGTGCGCTTGATTCTTGTTGTGTATTAGTTTGTGTATTAGTTTGTGTATTAGTTTGCATATTTGCTATTAAAGAACGTATTTTATCTCCAGTTCTAAAATCGTATCTGTTGTCTTGTGGAACTAACGGTAAGTAGGGTCTTAAATCATTACCTGATACCTGATTAGTATTACTTACATTATTTGCTACCGGTGCTGCTGGGTTAGTGGTTACTGGAGCAGTTCCGCTTGTTCTTTGTGCTCTAGCATCATCTGTGCTATCTACTGTATTAGCAGGAGGTGGAGTATTTGTTTGACCTTTACCTCTTGGATCATTAGCATCCGGATTATCAGGCGGAGCTGTTGACTCAGCATTTGTTCTTTGTGCTCTAGCCTCATCTGTAGTATCTACGTTTACATTAGAAGGTTGAAATCTAGGTATTGTACCGTCTTTAGGATAATCAAAAGTTCCTTGTTCATTAGGACCAGCACTAAAATGCATAGCATCAGTTGAACTAGCCCAGTTTCCTCCCCATCCAAGACCGTGTTTTGCTGCTAGTGCTACCATAGCTGATCCTGTTCCGTCTAATGGCATATCTGTCCAATCGTCTGTAACTCGCCCTTCTTTACGTACTTTCTTAAAAGGATTTTCTGCAGGATTAATGTCAATTGCTAGTCCTGCATTATGCCAACTATAAGTAGTTCTACTGTATGTGCCGTCACCGTTATTAATTCCAGCTACGGCCGGGTTTCTATAGCCGCCCATAGATCTAATGTCATACCCGTATTCACTTTCAAGTTCGTCTACTAATGCTTGGAAATTTGGAGCCATAACTTTTGCAACTAAGGCACGTTGTCCTGAAGCACTTCGAATTTCAGTTAGATCAGTCGTGTCTCCTGCTCCACTTGGATTAGTTGGTGTTGGTGTGCCAGCTGATCCGCCGTTAGATGAATCTTGGCCAACTGTTTCTGGACGAGGTTGTTCATTACCACTATTTAGAGATTGTGCATTTTGGTCTTCGCCTACTGCATCTGCTCCACTTGAAGGTATAATATTTGAATAGTCTTCTTGATTTTTTCGTCTAATCAAACTTAGTGTTTGTACAAACATATTTTCACGTACAGATGAAACAACTTTTAATACTTTATACACACCACTAAATTGTCCAACTGATTGTGTAGCTAACTCTCCTCCTGGAAAGATTGCATACCCATCTGGTCCATAATCTATAGGTGTTTTAAAATTTATTAAAATATCTACTTCTGATCTTTGATAATCTAAAGAACCGTCAACTGTTAAACTAGTAGTCTGCCCACTGTTTGCTGCATTATAATTTCCTAATCCACTTGACGGAAGATAATAAGGATCGCCCCATATTTCTAATTCAGCAACTATTAAATCAACATCACTATCTAACAATGCACGTTGGAATTGTTTAGCTAGTGCTGCTCCTCTATCTAAATTATAACTACCGCCGACATATGTTAATGCTGTATTTTGAGGTTGGACTACTGTTTCTGGTACTCCGTTGCCTCCTAATTTTATATTGTATGCCGGTATTCCATTTGCTGCAACAATATTTTCTGTATTTCTTGTTTGTTCACCTGCACTAAGTTCACCAAAGTCACCTTGTATTGCTTCAAAGAACGCAGCATTAAATTTTATATCAAATCCTAAAACATCTTCATTTGCGCCACTGTATATATAATTGTATTCTTTAACAATTTGTTTTTTGCGCTCTTCTGCTGAGTGCGAAGTATTTGGAGCAGGAAATACACTTGAATGTACTTCATAAGGAACAATATTAAATACAAAAATTCTAGCTGGTTTTCCTGTTTCTTGTTCAATTTGTTTATCAGGAATAATAAAACATTGTGGTTCAATTTTATACCAACGGATCATTCCTTCTCTATCAGCATATTCTATTGCTTCTCGACCGAAAGAACTAATAGTAACTAGTTCTTCAATTATAGTTTGTATTGATGCTCCAGTATCAAACGTAAATGCAGGTGCGCCTCCTACATTTGATATTTCAACGCCGGCCCTATTATATACTCCAGCTTCGCTATCGTAAGTATAACGATCTAAACCAAATGGCGAATTTTGTTGAGTATTAGGGAATTTTAATAATGATGCACCTATCGAGCTTACATCGCTTACTGCTGTTGATTTTAAATTCTCAAATAGTGCGCTTCCGCTTGTGCCAGTGCCAACCGAATTAAAGAATCCAGTTAACTGACCGTCAACTACTTCTTGTAATTCTGCACCTAATCTAGTTCTAGCTTCTTCTAATTCAGACGTAGTTGCTTGATTAACTGCTGAACTTCCAATATTAGAACTTTGTAATCCATTCTGACTAGTACGCTTTGTTGGAAATCTAATCATATAATAATCAGTTGCTGATATATTTTTTGCAGAAGCTACTTTTTCTAACGCAGAATTTATAATAGTTGTTAAACTTTGTTCACCTAAAGATAATGCTTCTAATAGTGTTGTACCGACTATTTGTGCAGGTGCCGGTAATGTTTGTATCTCGTCCATTAACGCTACTTCATTCCACGGAACTGCATGTACCTCATAAACGCTGCCTGCTCTCTCTACATCAAAAGTTATTGACACTAAACTCATTGGTATTTTTCTATTTGCTTTTTCGACTAATTCTGCGTTGCCTTCGTCGTCCCAACCAATAAAGTCTATTTCAAGCATAAACGGCGCTTTTAGATAATTTGCAAATCCCGATTCTAATGCTGCTGCCTGTAGAGACTGTAGGAATAATCCCATTGAATAAGGTTCGTGTACTTTAAAACTGAAAGGCATTGCTTGAGCCATACCTGAAGTTTTATTAGGAGCAATAAGTGCTTCAAGTTCAAAGTCATCAATAAAATATTCTAAGTTACCCGGTAAACCATTGCTTTGTCCTAATGCATCGTAAATAGTCATTACACGTTTATTGTCAATGCCGCCACCGCCGCTTCTTAGTATGCTTACATCAGCACCCCTAACTAGATATGTAGTATCTGGAAAATTAATACTATTTGCACTTATAGCACCAAACTGAAATATAGTATTAAAACTTGCATACTTCCTTAGTTGGTTCGGCAAAAATTCGTCTTTGGAAATACCAGCAGGTTTTTGTTCTGATTTAGAAGTTGATCCAACTTCGGACCCAGGAGTTTTATTTACATATGGTATATCTAAATTAATTCCAGCTGCTGAAGCAGCAGCGCCTAAGGATCCTTGAGCCAGTGCATTTTCAATGCCGACACCCAAATCAATAGCCTGATTTAATTGCCCTGTTAGAGATGCAATACCTTTATCAAGACTGTCTACTCTGTCTAGTAAACTTGCACCAAACCCTTGTGCAAAGGAATTTAGACTCGACGGAAATATTGAAGCTAAAGCTGGATCTATATTTGTTAAATTCTTTAGACTAGGAATGTCAATATCCCCTGCAATACCGTTTGCAATATTACGCACTTGATTACTAGCATCTTTGATACCATTATCCATACCAATTTTAAGTTGTGCAAGAGATCCTGACGAAAGTAAGTTTGTAGCAGTGTCAGTAACTCCGTTAGCTTTTGCTAATAAATCCGTTTTTGCTTCTTGTATTATTTTAGGGTTTATCATTTATATTCCTAATGAGTTCTTTAATAAAGACTTTTTCGGTACATATATTGTTGTTCCTGCTATCATATCGTAAATAGGATCTTTTATAACATCCATATTTCTTTGGGCAAACACCCACCATAACTTTACAGTACCATACAAATCATATGCAAGTAGGTCTGGCCTGTGTGTATACTGAGGTTCTATAGTATATTGTGAATCGTCTGCCCTTGCAGGGATTGGACGAATTCTAAGAATATCTAATGCACCTAACTGAGTGTATCCTGTTGTACTCCACGGACTAGTTTTTGGGTATTCCATTATATAAATCCTCTTCCATCTAGTACATAATTTCCGCTAACAAATCCATTTAAATCAAATTGACTAACTTGTCTTCTACTGTAAGTTGGCTTACAAGTTACAGTTATTTGACTCATAGTAGGTACCCATGTTGTTCCGCTACTATTGTATGTAGTTGGGATACCCATGTCATTCATTCCTTCACTCTTTGCATTTAATGAAACAGCAATGTAATCTACTTCTACCGGTAAATCGACTGTAAAGTTAGATATTACAACTGGAATGTTTTTAAAGATATAATCTCCATATCCGTTTAATCTAACTACAGGAGGCGGTGCGCCGTCAGTACCGTAATTCATTTTAGTAACACTTCTTAGATAATGCATGCATGCAACCCAGTAGCGTCCATCTATATCATTTTCAACTGGAAATTCACCAGTTATTGTCATATCATCGGTGCTACTATTTTCGTATACTTGGAAAGGATAGTTTGTATGCACTGGTTGTAAACTATTATAATTTGCACTGTGTGAAATAATTACACTAGGAGTAAGTGGAAATGTCATGCTGTTTTGTGTATTTCCAAGTGGTGCTAATAAATCGCTGCCGCTCATTGTCGAAGGAACACTTAACCTAACTCGCCAGTCTGCTTCTGTACTGCTACTAAACTCTGCAGATGCAGCTCGTTTTTCTGGACTGTCTTCGCTTGGTAAATTTTGACCTCTAAGTTTTTTTGCAAAATTAAATGGTTCAAATACTGCACCTACTGAATCAGTTATATCGTTTACAAAATTTGTTACTAAACTAGATCCAAAGTTGCCAGCTGATCCTAAGAATTTTTGTACTGTAGATTCTGCTTCATCCTTCAACGCACCTTCAGCTTTTGAAACAGCTTGGTCTAGTAAATTTTTTGGATTAAATGCCATATTAGTTATCTCCTATACACTATTTAGTTGACAAAATTAAGTACGTGTATTATAATAAATATAACAATAGGAGACTACCTTGAGAAAAAGAAATTATCTAAACAACAAAGATATTTTATTAGAAATACACAGATCTAAGAATACTTTTAATAGCTATCTAGACAAAGACTTCAACCAGTTTGACATTATTTTACCTAGTGTTGATAAAATTAATAGACTTACTGTTACTGAAGCAAAACGTAATAAAGCAAAGCGTTTAAGTACCGAAGCATACGAAACAAGACGTATGGCTGGCGAGAAAGTTAAACAAGCACAGTGTGAAGTTCCTTATACAGATATTACAAAAGAAGAACTAATCTTTCGTGTTATGACATTTGATCATATACCTGAAGAGCCTGGACGTAAAAAGAATCCAAAAACAGTTGCAGATACAAAGACTAAACTTAATTTTCCACCATTTCAGCATTACAAATATAATGACGAAGGTGAATTAGAGCTAGTAGGCAAAAGTCATTGGGTTGGTGGCATGGAAAATGGACACTTTAGTAAAGGTCACGGATGTGCTACAAATAAACTAGCAATGATGTGGATGAAACTAGTCGATCGGTATGCTACAAGAGGCAATGTACGTGGATACACTTACAATGACGAAATGAAAGGTCAAGCAATCTTGCAGTTATCACAGATTGGTTTACAATTTGACGAATCTAAGTCGAATAACCCATTTGCGTATTACACAGCAGCAGTTACTAACAGTTTTGTACGTGTTATTAATATAGAAAAGCGTAATCAAAACATTAGAGACGACATTTTAGAGATGAACGATATGAGCCCAAGTTATACTAGACAGATGCAAGGCGAATGGGAAGCTGAAGTTAGAAGAAACGAAGAAGCTGCATTTTCATCATTTAAAGAAAAAAATACTTGACAGGTGTAAATTTAGACTGTATAATTAAACATATTAAATATGGAGTCTAAATTTTGTTTAAAAAAGCAGCAGTATTTACAGATATTCACTTTGGATTAAAAAGTAATAGTCGTGTACACAACGACGATTGCGAAGAATTCGTTGACTGGTTTATCGAACAGGCACAAGCTAACGGTTGCGAAACTGGTATCTTCTGCGGTGATTGGCATCACAATAGAAACAGTCTAAACTTAACTACAATGGACGCTACTATACGTAGTTTAGAAAAACTAGGTTCTGCATTTGAACAGTTTTTCTTCTTTGACGGTAATCACGATTTGTACTATAAAGACAAGCGTGATATCAATTCAACAGCATTTAGCAAGTATATTCCTGGAATAACATTTGTTGACGAAATTACAACTATAGATGATGTAACATTAGTGCCGTGGTTAGTTGGAGACGAATGGAAACAAGTAAGTAAAATTAAGAGCAAATATATATTTGGTCATTTTGAATTACCTAGTTTCTATATGAATGCTCTTGTAAAGATGCCTGACCATGGTGACCTTAGAGCAGAACACTTTAAACATCAAGAATATGTGTTTAGTGGACATTTCCACAAAAGACAAAAACAAGGTGCAATACATTACATCGGTAATGCATTTCCGCACAACTATGCAGACACATGGGACGACGATCGAGGCATGATGATACTTGATCGAGAAAACAACAAAGAGCCTGAATATTTAAATTGGCCTAATTGTCCCAAGTATCGTACAGTTAAGTTAAGCCAACTCTTAGATAACACAGATACATTAATTAAAAGTAAGATGTACCTTCGAGTTGAACTTGATTTACCTGTGAGTTACGAAGAGTCAAGTTTTATCAAAGAAGAGTTTATTAATCGATATAACTGTCGTGAAATAACACTAATACCACAAAAGCAAGTTGAAGAAATATCAACTAATTTAGATATTTCTAGTTTTGTGAGTGTTGACCAAATTGTTGCAGGTGAAATATCAGAACTTGATACTGACAACTATAATAAAAAAATGTTACTAGATATCTATGATGGATTAGAATGATAAAAATTAAAGACCTTACAGTTAAAAACTTCATGAGTGTTGGTAATCAAACTCAGGCAGTAGACTTTAACAAAGAACAACTAACATTAGTACTTGGCGAAAATTTAGACCAAGGTGGTGATGACAGCGGATCAAGAAACGGCACTGGTAAAACAACTATTATCAATGCACTTTCCTATGCACTTTACGGTCAAGCACTTACTAACATCAAGCGTAATAATCTTATTAATAAGACTAATTCAAAAGGTATGTTAGTTACACTGCATTTCGAAAAAGCTGGGACCGACTATAGAATTGAACGTGGGCGATCTCCTAATGTATTAAAGTTTTTTGTAGACGATCAAGAACAAGAAATGATTGACGAGTCGCAAGGCGATAGTCGTAAGACTCAAGAGTCTATCAACGAGCTACTTGGTATGAGTCACGATATGTTTAAGCATGTTGTAGCACTTAACACTTACACAGAGCCGTTCTTATCAATGCGAGCAAATGATCAACGTGCTATTATTGAGCAGTTGCTAGGTATAACAATATTAACTGAAAAAGCAGATGCATTAAAAGATCAAGTAAAACTTACTAAAGATGCTATTACACAAGAAACTCTTAAGATTGATGCAATACAAACTGCTAATAGTAAAATTGAAACAACCATTAAAAGTTTGCAAAGTAATCAAAAGGCATGGCTTTCTAAACGCACTACAGACATTATAAAATTACAAGAAGCAATTGACGAATTAGAACATTTAGATATTGAATCTGAATTAGGTCTTCATGAAAAACTGTCAAATTGGACCGAACATAATAATGCTATTTTGGCTCTTAAAAAAGAATTAAGCACATTAGAGCCAGCACTAGTACGTGCAGACAGGAGTGTTGAAAAAGCACAAAAAGACATCGCAGATTTAGATGATGCAACGTGTTATACATGTGGTCAAGAATTACATGCAGATAAAAAAGCAGAGATTGCAGAACGTAAATCTAAAGAACTTGAAGATGCTTTATTGTATCAAAAAGAAGTAAGTAGTAAACTTGTTGATGTTACAAAAGCACTAGAAGACATTGGTGACATTAACGGCAAGCCTACTACATTTTATGAGACTGCAAAAGAAGCATACGAACATAGACAAAACGTTGATAGTTTAAAACAAACATGGAAATCTAAAAAAGAAGAACAAGATCCTTATCAATCACAAATTGACGAGTTAAATCATAGTGCTATTCAAGTAATAACTTGGGATAGTGTAAATGAACTTACAAACTTTAAGGACCACCAAGAATTTTTATTAAAATTGCTAACAAACAAAGATAGTTTTATTCGTAAGAAAATTATTGATCAAAACTTAGCATACCTAAACAACAGACTTACATACTACCTTGACAAACTAGGTTTGCCGCATCAAGTTACATTTCAAAATGATTTAAATGTTGAAATTACACAACTAGGGCAAGACTTAGACTTTGACAACTTGTCACGTGGCGAGCGTAACAGACTTATATTAGGCATGAGTTTTGCATTCCGTGATGTTTGGGAAAGTCTATATCAAGGCGTTAACTTATTGTTTATTGACGAACTTATAGACAGCGGCATGGACACAGCAGGTGTTGAAAATGCACTAAGTGTCCTTAAGAAAATGGCTAGAGAACGTGATAAGAATATCTACTTAATATCTCATAAAGATGAATTAATTGGTAGAGTTAATAATGTAATGAAAGTTGTTAAAGAAAATGGCTTTACTAGTTACGAAAATGATATTGATATTATAGAATGAACGATGTACACGACAAACTTGTAAAAGCATACTTAGAGTATTTCAAAGCTAACGAAAAATTTGAATTACGAAACTCTGTGCGAACACATAGAGAAGTTAGAAGATGGTTACGCACCATTAGATCTTTATCGTATGATAGAATGGAAGAGATACACGTAAAGCATAATACCAAAAAAGAGGCAAATAAAAAAGGCACACAATAAGTACATTCATGCAGTGGACTTATAAAGGTAAAATAATTGACGAAATACCAGATGAGTACGAAGGCTTTGTTTATCTTATTACTAACACCACTACAGGCCAAAAATATATAGGTAAAAAACTAGCAAAATTTAAAACTACTAAGCCACCGCTCAAAGGCAGAAAAAATAAACGACGAGGCTACAAAGAAAGCGATTGGAGAACTTACTACGGTAGTTCAGATAGACTAAACGCAGATGTAGCAACACTAGGCGAAGACAAGTTTACAAGAGAAATATTATACCTATGTAAAGGTAGGGGCGAAATGTCCTACATAGAGGCACGAGAGCAGTTTGATAGGCGAGTACTTGAAACAGATGAATACTATAATGGTATTATTAATGTTAGAGTAGGCGGCTCGGACAAATTAAAACAGGCATTGCTAGAACATCACATACAGGCAAAACATTCCAACACCTAAGGTTGGCGGGCCAGATTAGAAATACCGCTGTGGAAAAAGCTCTCGTATAGAAGCACACGTACATATTGATTGACACACCAGAGTGTGGAAGCCACCAAACAAATTGGGCTCACTAGTTGATATAGATTGCATGTTGGCAGTCGAAA